CACAACTCAAGTGCGAGAAGGTGGTCAGGATGATATTACGCGATTTGAGAGCATGAGCATTGTTATGGGCCACTACATTCGTTTAGCACATGACGGTCGCATTACACCTGCTGAGTGTTGGGATGCGATTACTGCACACAATCAAGTGAATTTAGACCCACCATGGCAGATTGAACGTGTGACTTTAGAAGCGGACCGTTTATGGAAAAAGCACATTGAAAAAAATGGACCTGCCAGTGATGCAGCAAATCATGAGCCTCAATCACTCGAGTGGATTCCTAAAAATACCACAAAAAAACGTGCCTTTGAGGAGGGGCGAATTATTCGTGATGCCATTCTTCGGTTAGAAGATCGCCATGCGATGGCATTTGCAAACACAAAAACGCGAGAAAAAACACGCATGATAATTATTCAAGAAATACATGATATATGCGAGCAAGCGAGACAGCGAGCGTCTAAATTTTTTAAGCGCGAAGCAACAATGCTTGCGAACCAGGAAGGAATTGATCATGACGAGTGAAGTTGACGAGCGTATTCAAACGGTAAAAGCCATTAATGAAGGGCACAGGAGTGAGTTGGCTGAGAATAAATATCATAATTACTCAAAGGTGAATTTGAATTATGAGCAAGGGTTAGAGCAAATCATTCAAGCCATTACAGACATTGAAGATCAAGCCAGTGAAGAAATTTCCTTAATTGATGATGCTGACCTTAGTAAGGCGCTGTATAAAACCATTGCGAATTCTCACGAATATTTATCTACCTACAATAAAGGTGACTTTCCAATCTCGAATCGAATAGGTATTGGCATGAAGCCGGACCCTGTTCTCACTGTCTCTAAGTGGGCAGATAAAAACCGAATGCTTACATCCAAAACGGCAGCTATCCCAGGCCCATGGCGAACCAGTATTACGCCATACCTGAAAAAGATTATGGACTGCTTGTCAGTCACCTCAAAGATCGAACGCGTGGTTTTTATGAAGGCCAGTCAAATTGGTGCCACAGAAGCGGGTAATAACTTCATGGGGTATGCCATTCATCATGTTCCGGGGCCAATGCTTTATGTGTTACCTACAGTAGAAGCCGTTAAGCGCGCTTCTAAGCAGCGTATCTCCACCATGATAGAAGAAACACCCGCACTGCGTGATCGCGTAGCAGAACCCAGAACAAGAAACTCAAGCAACACTATTTTGATGAAAGAGTTTCCGGGTGGAAGCTTAATGATGACTGGTGCCAACTCTGCCGTTGGCTTGCGTGAAATGGCTGCTCGCTACCTTTTCTTAGACGAAGTTGATGCCTACCCTTTGGATGTGGATGGTGAAGGTGATCCGATCAATTTGGCCATCAAACGCACCCAGACCTTCTATGGTAAACGAAAAATCTTCATTATCTCGACACCAACTATCAAAGGGATCAGCCGGATTGAGCGGGAGTTTCAAGATACGGATCAACAGAAATATTATGTGCCTTGTCCACACTGTAGCACTAAGCAACCCTTAAACTGGTCACAAATTCAATGGGATGATAACGATCCAACAACCGCTCATTATGTTTGCTCTGAATGCCACGGACACATTCACGAAGAAGATAAAGAAATCATGCTGGAGCAAGGTGAATGGGTTGCAGAAGCTGAATCGTCCAATGATAAAACCATTGGTTTTCACTTGAGTGCATTATACAGCCCGTCCCAATGGTATCCTTGGTCGCAAGCTGTTAAAGAATACTTAGCCTCAAAAGATGATCCTGCGTTACTCAAAACATGGGTCAACACAACGCTAGGTGAAACATGGGATGAACCCGGTACACAAGTCGACAGCAACATGCTTTATTACCGCCGTGAAGAATATAAAGCCGAAGTACCCAACGATGCAATGGTCATCACAGCGGGTGTGGATGTGCAAGGAGATCGCCTAGAAGCAGAAGCCGTCGCATGGGATGAACAAAAGGCATCTTGGTCTATCGATTATCAAATATTTTGGGGAGACCCTGATTATGATGATGTTTGGCTGCAACTCGATGAATGGCTCAAAAAAGCATGGAAACATGAGACGGGACATCGTTTATACATTCAATGTGCCTGCATCGATTCGGGTGGTCACCACACACAGAGAGTATACAATTTTTGTAAAACCCGCACCAAGCGACGGGTGTTTGCGATCAAAGGGGTTGGTGGCATGGGACGCCAGATTGCATCATCGCCATCACATAAAAAATCAGGTACAGAAAAAAGACCTGTCCCCTTGTTCACCATCGGTGTGGATACTGCAAAAGAGGTGCTGTATTCACGTTTGTTAAAAACAGAAGAAGGTGCAGGTTACTGTCACTTTCCTAACCATGAACCACCATACACAGAACAATATTTTGAGCAATTGACCGCTGAAAAACTGGTGACCAAAACGGTCAAGGGGTTGCCAAAACCTGTGTGGGAACTCACACCAGGCAAACGTAACGAAGCATTAGATTGCCGAGTGTATGCCATGGCAGGGTTAGAATTACTTAGACCCAATTTTGAAAAATGGCGAAACTATCTGGCGACTGAAGCGTTGACTGACCACCAGAGGGAGTATGAAGAGAGGAAAAAGAAGGTCATGCGAAAAATGAACCCCAAGAAACGAGTGGTCACCAGCCCTTGGATGGCTGATGTTTTAGGAGGCCCTGGTTCTTTTGATTACTGACATGCTGTTCATTGTTAAGCATGTCAGTTTGGGGTTTACTTATTTTGTTGCCCCTGTTTGTTTTCGTTGTCGCTTACCCTGTTTAAAGCCTGCTTGATATGCTTGTTCTAAAGCTTGTTGGATACCCCAAACACTTGTGTCATGAAAATCTAAACTATCAGAGTTTCTTGTTTCAAGGGTGTCGATAAAAAGTGTTTCTTTTGCTATTGATGCAAAAACTTGTTGTTTTGATTGGCTCATAATGTTGTCTCCGTTGTCGTTTGGTGTGACACTATTAACGCTTCAAAAAGGAGGTGAAGCAAGTCAATCAAGCTTCAATTATGCGATAAATTCGAACATTGTCAGCATTCTTAGCTGATTCAATCAAATACCCTAGCCGCTTCTTTAAAACACCTGACAAAGTGCCTCTTACGGTGTGTTTTTGCCACATAGTGACTTTAACCATTTCATCCATAGTTGTACCTTGTGGCTGTTTTAATAGATTGACGAGCAGGTCTTGTTTAGTACCAGGTTTAGGCTGTTTTTGCCCCCTACCCTTTGGACTTTCTAAACCGATTGCGTTCAAACCTGAGGGAGAAATCGTGTGGTCATTGCCATTTAATAGTGCAAAGCCTTTAGTAACGAGCCCTTGCAAGACCATTTCGGCAGCCCCTCCTCTGATATTTTCTGGCATAACAATATGGCCATTAGCATTATTAGCGGATAGCTCTAATACGGTTTTTTGTGTTGGTGTCAGCTTTATCATTGTCATGTTCCTATGGTTAACGTGGACACATGAACACTTCACGATGAAGCTAAGTCAACAAATAGAACGAACAAATCAAGATGGGATGGTTTTGAGAATAAACGGTTGGAAGGTAAAGCTTCAAAGAGTACAAGGAACGCACTCTTTGAACGAGAAAAAAGTCTTATTCAACAGCTTCTTTCAAGAACTTTAGAGCTGAAACACGGACAACGTTGCGTGCTTTCTTAGCAGGAATAACCATTGCGTCACCAGAGTATGGGTTGTGGCCATTACGCTTCTTAGATGGACCCTTACGGATCTTGTGCATTTTAACGCCAGCATCAGGAATAGTGAACTCACCAGAGCCACGCTTCATCATGTGTCGTGTAATTAATTCGTTCATTGCTTCAAAAACGCCACCGACGTCTTTTTGCTTTAAGCCAGTCATATCAGCAATGGTGTTAATAACTTCGGTTTTAACCATTGGAGAAGTGATTGCTTTAGGAGCGGCTGCTTTCTTAGGAGCTGCCTTTGGTGTTGCTTTTGGCGCTACTTTTTTAGCGGCAGGCTTCTTAGCGACAGTTTTCTTAGCAGCAGGTTTTGCAGCTGCTTTTTTTACTGCTGGTTTCTTAGCGGCTGCTTTTTTAGCAACAGGTTTTTTAGCGACAACAGTCTTTTTTGCAGGTACTTTTTTAGCGACTTTCTTTTTTACAGCCATGGAAACGATCCTCGTGTGATGATTGAACGGCGAGTATACAGAAAAACTCACCCATATCAATTATTTAGTATGTTTGGATAACTATTTCAAGGTGTAATGTAAAATAAATTAATATTTGTTTCATAAATTTATGTAGGCGTATTCCATAAAATCATAGGTTTGATTATGACTTGCTGATGCGAATAAAGTGAATCTTGAGGCAATGATTATCAATTTTTAGCGACTACAGAAGGAAATATTGTGTATACAGAGCGTGACTTAAACAAGGTCAAACGAGCCATACTATATCTAGCAGAAGGCAAACGCGTGGTCTCTGTTTCACCAGCTGGTCGTGAAGTAAAATATGGCCAAGCAGAGTTACCACAACTACAAGATCTTGCCAATGAGATCCAAAGTGCGTTATCCAGATCATCATCGCCTCGCTACTCCTTAATTCAGTCTGATAAAGGCTTGTAAGTAAAAATAAAATGTTTAAAAAACTGTTACGAAAAACCGGTTTAGCCTTGCTAAAAGCCGGAGGCTCCCGTGTGTCTGCTCGTTATGAGGGTGCAGCGACAGGACGGCGCATGGGCGCTTGGGGAAACAGCCAGAGTGGCCCTAATGCCGAATTGTTAGGCAATTTACCGTTACTTCGCTCCCGTTCACGTGAAGTAGTTAGGAATAATCCACATGCTGCATCTGCAGTTGAATCGTTTGTTGCCAATATGGTCGGTACGGGTATTGTACCTCGCTGGCGGCTAAATGATGCTGACCTTAAAGAACGCATTCAAAACTTATGGCTAGCATGGACCAACCACTCCGACTTTTATCAGCAACAAGATTTCTATGGCTCACAGTCGTTAGTGACTAGATCTCTGATGGAATCGGGTGAAGTGTTGATCCGGTTTCATGTGAATAAAAAGCATTCAAATGTACCACTTAGATTGCAAGTACTTGAAGCCGATCACTTAGATACCAGTTTTAACGAAGAACGTGATGGCAAAACCATCCGCATGGGTATTGAATTTAATCGACATGGACAGCGTATTGCCTATCACCTAAACAAAAAACATCCTGGTGAAGTTGGTGGTGATTCATCCATAAGAGTGCGTGTTCCTGCCAACCAAATACTGCACATTTACCGTGTGCTTAGACCAGGGCAAATTAGAGGTGTGCCATGGCTGTCATCTATATTGGTTCGTCTCCATGAATTAGACCAATACGAAGATGCAGAGCTTGTTAGAAAGAAATCAGCAGCTTTATTTGCAGCATTTGTCACTAAGCCTATCAATGATACTGACAGCATCGGTAGCAATGAAGGTAAAGATGAAAACGGTACGCCCATTAGCGGTATTCAAGCCGGTGCAGTGCATTACCTTGACCCAGGTGAGGCCATTGATTTTGCACAACCGGCTGATGTGGGGAGCAATTATGAGGCGTGGTTAAAGCAACAACTGCGTTCTGTGGCTTCGGGCATTGGTGTGACATATGAGCAGTTAACGGGTGATTTACATGGCGTGAATTACTCCTCTATACGCGCAGGACTATTGGAATTTAGGAGACGCATTGAAGCACTGCAACATAACCTAATGGTCTTTCAATTTTGCCGACCAGTTGTCGAACGCTGGCTAGATTTAGCCGTTGCATCCGGCCAATTAAACATCCCGGATTACTTCAACAACAAAACACACTACCAATCTATTGAATGGCGACCACCTGCTTGGGACTGGGTTGACCCACTGAAAGATATCAAAGCCCAGCAACTAGAAGTCCAATCGGGCTTCAAGAGTCGGTCACAAGTGGCGGCTGATCGGGGGCAGGATATCGAAGACCTCGACAAACAAATCGCTGAAGACAAACGACGGGCTGAAAGTTACGGGTTGCACTTTGATTCAGACCCAACGCCATTAGTTGAAACTGTAGTCCCACAACAAACCAAACAATCAACACAGGAAATAACAGAATGAAAACAGGATATGAAATAAAGGCACAAGGTTCGACTGCTGAAATCATGATTTATGATGCGATTGGCAGCGGCATGTTCGGCGGTGTGTCAGCCAAGGATTTTGTCACGGATTTATCCAAGCACAGCCAAACTGGCAAGTACCATGCCTTTAATCCAGAAGGTAAGGATGGCTTAGAAGTCCCAATCGCTATCTCAATCACTTTTGCTACCACGCAACAATTTGATGCAGAAATTCTAGTGATTAAGCGTGAGGCAGTATTAAAGAAAAGCGGTGTTGTGTGGCCTGAAAAAATCACCGACAAACAAACGCAATCAGCTACCGAATACCTAGACGGGCTTGGCTTACTGATTCGAGAGTAATCCATCTCACTAGATTTAACATTTAAAAATTCCCGGAGTACACAATGCAAAACCCATTTGATAATCCCGCTTTTTCAATGGCGGAAATGACCAAGGCAATCAATATATTGCCAAATCGCTACGGGCGTATTGGTCAGCTTAACCTGTTCCCTGAGCGTGGCGTGAGAACACGGCAAATTTTGGTGGAGTATAAAGCTGGTCGATTAAGCCTATTACCCAGCAAACCAGTCGGTGCTGATGGCAGTAAACACATCAATGAAAAGCGCCAATTTCGTACCTTTAGTGTGCCGCACATTCCCCATGATGGCGACATTATGCCGGATGAGTATCAAGGTATTCGTGCTTTTGGTTCTAGCAGTGAATTGCAGCAACTATCCCAACTAATGAACGATAAGCTGCAGTCTATGCGTAATAAGCATGCTATTACGCTCGAACATCTGAGAATGGGTGCTGTTAAAGGCCAAGTTTTAGACTCTGACGGCACAGTGATTTACGACTGGTTCGACGAGTTCAAGCTCAAGCAGCACAAAGTTGATTTTAAACTCGATGATCCAAAAACTGAAATTCTGACCAAGTGCCTTGAGGTGTTAGATACCATCGAAGAAAGTCTAGAAGGTGAATTCATGACCGGCATTCGCGCGTTGGTATCGCGTGAGTTTTTCCACAAGTTAATCACACACCCCAAAGTCCAAAGTGCGTATGAGCGCTGGCGTAATGGTGAGGCTTTACGCACAGATATGAGAGCCGGTTTTGATTTTGGTGGTATCACCTTTGAACAATATTTAGGCCAAGCCTCAGACATCGAGGGCAATGTACGACGCTTTATTGCCAAGGATGAGGGGCATGTATTTCCACTAGGTACAATGGACACCTTTGAAACGGTATTTGCACCGGCTGATTTTCTGGAAACGGCTAACACTATCGGGCAAGCGCTTTATTCAAAGCAGGAAACTCGTAAGTTCAATCGGGGAATTGATATTCATACCCAGTCAAATCCACTGCCAATTTGCTATCGGCCTAAAGTGCTGATCAAGCTTGTTACAACATAACCACCCAAAATACCCATGAACCTATACCAGCTAGACAAAAAGGCCACAGATGATGTGTTTCGCCTGATGGGCAGACGTGTGCGCTATCAATTCAAAGACGGCACAAGCAAAACCTGTCGAGCGATCATCTTGCGGGGTGCAACTTATGACCCGGTTAGTTTTCAGTCTCATGTTCTAGATGATGAGGTGCAGATTGTTTTACGCAAAAAGGAGATTAACAGACCACAACAGGAGGATTTAATAGTGGTAGGAGGTGACACTTATGTGGTGAGCAAAATTATTGAGGATGACGGTGTGGTGATCAAAGTGAGCGTACGCTGATGGCAACCCAAGTGGATAACATTTTAGCCGCTTTTGAACAGCGCTTTAAACGTATTACTCAAACCAATGGTTTTAACACCAATGCAGGGCTCAACACCTTTGATAGCCGAACGTATTTTGATTGGCAAAACAAAAGTGAGTTTCCAGCCATATCGATCTTCTGGCCAG